AGCCCCTTTTATGACCGCCCCGGGCGTACATAGAGGGGGGGTTACAGGAAAGGAGGGGCTAAAAAATTGAGCAAAGGAAAACCGAATAACGCGGATCTGTCAATCGAAGAGAGGATCAAGAAAGCGGAGAAAAAATTAAAACCTTTTTTCGCCGCATTAGATGAAGAAAAAAAGAAATTCCTCGCCGAGCCGATCCATCAGCTCGCCGTATCGCAAGTTATCCTCGAGAGGCTCTCGGAGGAGATCGCAAAGGGCGACGTTATCGAGCTTTTCGAGAACGGAAAGCAGAAAATGAGGCGCGAAAATCCCGCCTTAAAGAGCTATAATTCCACCATAAAGAGCTATTCCGCGCTGTTAAAACAGCTCCTCGAACAGCTTCCGCAGAGCGAGCGCAAAGCCGCCGGCGAGGAGCTTATGTCGTTCGTTACGGCGGGTAACAAGGCGGGCAAATAGTGAATTTTATCGAAGAATATTACTCGAAGATCGAGAGCGGCGAAATCGTTACAAGCCGCCGCGTGAAAGCGGTATATTCTCGGCTCGTTGAGGAGATCCAACACCCGAAGGAAAACTCCCCTTATTACTTCGACGAAGAGCTCGGAGAGCGCCCTATTCAGTTTATCGAGCGGTTTTGCAAGCAATCGCAAGGAACCCTCGGAGCGCCCCTCAAGCTCGAGCTTTTCCAAAAAGCATTTATACAAACCCTTTTCGGCTTCATAGAAAAAGAAACCGGGTTCCGACGGTTCCGAGAAACTCTCTTCTTATGCGGTCGAAAAAATGGTAAATCTACGCTTCTTTCCGGTATAGCGCTCTATATGTTGATCGCGGACGGAGAGGGCGCGGCGGAGATCTACTCCGTCGCTACAAAAAAGGATCAAGCGAAAAAGGTTCTTACCGAAGCCGTAAATATGATAAAGCAGAGCCCCGAGCTCCGAGCGGTTATAAAGAAACGGCGTAACGACGTCTATTTCCCGTACACCGCCTCGATCTTTGAGGCGCTCGCCTCTGACTCGAATACGCTCGACGGCTTGAACGCTCACGGCGTAATCATAGACGAGCTTCACGCGATCCGCGACCGTAATCTCTACGAGGTTATGAAGCAATCCACCTCGAGCCGCCGACAGCCTCTCGTAGTTATGATAACAACGGCGGGCACCGTTCGCGAGTGCATATTCGACGATATGTATAAATACGCTTGCGACGTCGCCGACGGTATTATCGAGGATCCGCTTTTCCTCCCGATCCTCTACGAGCTCGACGCTCGCGAGGAGTGGACGGATCCGACAAAATGGATCAAGGCGAACCCCGGTCTCGGCGTTATCAAACAGTATAAAACGCTCGAGGCGTTCGTCGAGAGGGCGAAGAAAAATCCCGCAGATCTTCCCGGCGTTCTCTGTAAAGACTTTAACGTCCGCGAGAACAGCTCGGAATCTTGGCTCTCTTTCGAGGAAATCAACAATACCGCGACCTTTGAGCTTTCCGACGTTTTCAACACCTACGCGATCGGCGGTTGCGACCTCTCCGCTACTACCGACTTGACGGCGGCTACTCTGCTTATTCGTAAGCCGGGCGACGATACCGTCTACGTGTTGCAACAATATTTTTTACCCGAGGCTCGCGTCGAGCACCTCGAGGAAAAGAACACCAACGAGGCGCCCTATCGAACGTGGGCGAAGCGTGGACTTCTCACAATATGCCCGGGAAACCGCGTCAATTACTCCGACGTTACGGCGTGGTTTATGAGAATGCGCGAAGAGTACCGAATAGATCCCGTAAAGATCGGGTACGACCGAGCGCTCGCCGGCTATTGGGTGGACGAAATGAAGAGCAACGGCTTTGAAATGTCGCAAGTAGCGCAAGGCGCCTTTACGTGGGCTCAACCTATGCGCGAAATGGGCGCCGCGCTCGGTGCTCATAAGGTGAATTACAATAACAACCCTATTTTGAAATGGTGCCTATCAAATACAGCCGTTAAAAAATCCGGGTTGAACAATATCGAGCCGAAAAAGATCACCGATAAGCGCCGAATCGACGGCGCGGTATCGCTTCTTAACGCTTGGGTAGTTTACGTTCGAGATTTTGAAAATTATATGTATTTTGTGGGGTAATCAGAAAATGGGACTATTTGAAAAGATTTTCGGGAAGAAAACTCAACCGCAAAACAACCTAACGGCGTTCCAACTCTTAAATAGCTTTGTAAGCACATTTACACCCTTTGAGGGGGGAGCTTGGGCGGACGATAAGGTGAGAGCCGCGGTAGATTCTTTCGCACGTCGAGCGGCGGTAGTTCGTCCGAAACACGTGAGAAAAAACGACGGTAAAGCCGTCGAGATAAACGACTCAATAAACCGAGTTTTGCAATTCAAGCCGAACCCGTACAACACGGCTTACAGTTTTTACTATCGAATGGCGGCGAATTATAAAGTATATCATTGTGCTTGCGCTTTTCCGATATGGGACGATATAACGGGAGAGCTCAAAGAGATATACAACATCAACGCGCCGGCGCTCGATCTCAAAGAAAAAAACGGAGAGCTTTTCGTTTTGTTTCGCTTTGCCAACGGAAGGCAATACGCGCTCCCGTTTACCGACGTCGTTTTCATAGGAACGCATTATCTCGATAACGAGATTTTCGGAGACGGAAATAAGCCTCTTTTGCCCGTTCTCGAGACCGCTCATACATTCAATCAGAGTATGAGCAAGTTCGCCGAGCTCGTAGCTATTATCAGAGGAACCCTCGAGGTACAGGGCGGCGTAAAGAACGAGGATCTACGCAAGCGAAGAGAGGAGTTTATACGAGATAATCTCGCTCTTGAAAATAACGGTTCCGGAGTCATTGTAACGGACAGCAGATACAAATATACGCCTGTGTCTGAAAAAACGACGCCGATTCCCGATAAACAGCTCGAGTATATAAAAAGCTCGATACAAGAATACTTCGGAACGAATGATAAAATTATCAAAAATCAAGCAACCGCCGAAGAGGAAAACGCCTTTTATATAGGAGAGCTTCAACCGTTTTTCGTCCAACTTTCGCAAGCTATGACAAATTGCCTTTTCACAAAAAAAGAAAGAGGTTACGGAAACGAGATCGTAGCGGATATAAATACGCTCGAGCTTGCAAAGCTACCGGAGAGATTAAATGCGGTAAAATTCCTCGCCGAAATAGGAGCATTGACGATCGATCAAGCCCTTACAACGATAGGCTATCCGCCGATAGGTGGAGAGGAAGGAAGCCGAAGGGTTCAAACGCTCAACGTAGTAAACGCGGCGAAAGCTGACGAGTACCAACTCGGCGCCGGTTCCGATACGGATCCTCCGCCGAAAGATCCCGCCGAGGACGGCGAACCAAAAACACCCGGAGAGGGAGAAGGAGAGGAATAAATATGCCATTCAAACCAAACGAAAGAGAATACCGAAGCTTTGGCACATACGACCTCGAGCAAAGCACCGAGGACGAAAATAAGCTCATTATACGCGGAACCCCCGTCGTGTTCGACACGCCGACGTGTTTATTTGAATACAACGGGCTAAAATTCTTTGAGAAAATCGCCCGCGGCGCTTTTGATAGAGCGGATATGAGCGACTTTATTTTTAATCGAAACCACGAGCTGACACCTTACGCCCGCAACAAAAACGGATCGCTCAATTACAGCGTAGGAGATACGTTTAATATTGAGGCTTTCCTCGACGGAACGGACGAAAGGCATAGACAGCTTTACGGCGATATTAAGGCGAGGAGAATTGACAAAATGAGCTTTTCTTTTACGATCGCCGAGCAGAGCTACGACGAAGAGACAAGAACGCGAACCATTATCCGCGTTAAGAAACTCTACGACGTCTCCGCGGTTACATTCCCCGCCTACGAGCAAACGGAAATTTCAGCGAGAAGCTTCTTTGAGGAGGAGTACAAAAAAGAGGTTGCGCTTTTGGAGAGAGAGCGTCGCAGAAAAGAGCTTTTGCTCAAAACCTTACTCTAAAATTCAAAAATCGAAAGGAAAAAAACACAATGAACGAAATCATTAAGAGAATGAACGAAATCAAGGCTCGCCGCCTCGAAATTCGCGGCGAGCTTGAAAAGAGAGACGCAAGCGTAGACCTCGACAAGCTCGCAACCGAGCTTACAGATCTTGAGACCGAATATAACGGACTCGAGCAGAGAAAGAGACTCCTCGAGGGTATCGCCGACGGCTCCGTACCCACGAACCCCGTAGCAAACCCCGTAGCAAACCCCGCACCCGCAAACGATCAGAGAGCGGGACAGGTTTCCGATCTTGAGGAGAGATCCGCGTTTATCCGCGAAATCACCGGCGCCACCGTTGAAAACGTTGAGGAAAACGCGAGAAGATTCGCGCAGACGGAGGGCGCAAAGACCGTTATCAAAGTAGGAGCCGTAAAGCGCTCTCTCACTATCGCCTCCGGCGGAATTGCAAAGCCTACGAAGGTTTCCGAGATTCAGCCCGGCGAGAACACCGTTTCCGGCTTGCTTGATATGGTGCTCGTTGTTGAAGCCGAAGGTATGGCGAAGGACTCCGTTCCTTACGAAAAGACCGGAAGCACCGCAGCGGTAGGCACGGACGGCACGGCTCCCACCGCAACCGATCCCACCTATGGCGTAGCAGAGATCACTCCCGTGCTCGTCAATACGCTTTCCTACGTATCGAAGCACATCAAGAATCTTACACCCCTCAACTATCAGGAGCGCGTAGCAAAGAGCGCTCTTACCGCCCTTCGTACAAAGGTCGGTAAAATGATCGTTACCGGAAATCCCAAAGCAACAAAGGCGGAAATTTGCGGTATCATCAACGCCGACGCGATCGCCGCGTCCTCGGATCTCGAAATCTCCGCTATTGACGCGACCACGCTTCGCAAGATCGCGCTCGGTTACGGCGGCGACGAGAATCTCGTCGGCGATTGTGTTCTCGTTCTGAACAAAAAGGATCTTATCGCTTTCGGCGACGTCCGCGGAACCAACGAAAAGAAAGCGGTTTACGAGATCAGCTACGACAAGGGCTCCTCTACGACCGGCATTATCAAGGACGGCGGACTCGCTGTTCGTTTCGTTATCAACTCCGCTTGCACCGCTCTCGCAGACGCAACCGCCGGCGGCTATACTATGGTTTACGGAAAGAACCTCACCTATCAGCTCGACCTCTTCTCCGGTTACACCGTGGAGGTATCGAAGGACTACAAATTCGCGGAGGGCTTGCTCGCGGTTCTCGGCGAGGTTATGGTAGGCGGTAACGTTATCGCTCATAACGGCTGGACGCGCGTTAAGAAGAAAGCCGCTTCTTGATCGGAGGGCTGAATAATGGCGGACACATATAAAAAGACCGAGGTTTCCGAGGATCTCTTGTATGCCGCCCGCCTCGCCGTTCGAGCAAACCGAACAAGCGCCTTTGAC